GCCTCGAATAACTTGCGGCCAAAGTCTGCACGACGAGCGGCTTCGATGTCTTCTTTCAATGTCTTCATCTCAGAACGTAGTCCTTGACTTACAACACCTTCAACCATCTTAGCGGCACGAGTTACAAATGCTTCTTTTACCTTCTTGATTTCTTGGCGACCTTCACGGATTAAGCGTACTTTAGTTTCTGCTAAGTCCTTCTTGTCAGCCATAAACTCTGTAATTTCTTGAGCTAAAGCTTCTACAACAAATTGTTCTAGTTTGCCAAATTTGTTTGCCATTGTCATTTGATCTTCGTGTAGTTCACGAACTTCTTTAGCCAATTGACGTGTAACAAATTCTTTCATTACTTCTGCGTCTTTCTTCATCTTCTTAGCATACTTGACTTTCATCTCTGCTAATTGATTACGATCGTCCGCGAACTCAACAATCTCTTGTGATAATTGTTCAGAGATCATACGATCTACTGCTTCAATCATTGTGTTCTTGTCGTGTTCATATTTTTGTGCAAACTCTTCGCGTAGTTGTTGAGCAACTTGTTCACGGTTCTCGGTAATACGAGATTCCCATGCTTGCTCAATCGAAGCTTTGATTTCCTCAGAAATCACATTGTTTTCAAATAACTGTTTTAGCGCATCCAACATGTGATTCTCCTTGTTATTGGAGTCGGCTTATTATACCTAATAAGCTCTCTTTGAGATATTTTTGTGCTTTAGGATTACCTTTGACCTCTTGCGCTATACGCAAGGCACTTAATCCTCCCTTATTATTCATAAGGTGTTCATAAATTGGTGTAGGATATGCTCCTGGAGCACTGGGTTGAGCTACCATATCTACTGTGATAATCTCAAAATCCGATACTTCACCGGAGCCGTCATCTCTGACATTTCCGGATCCGCGACTTGAAACACCTAACTTGACTCCGCTTTCCAGCATTGTACGAATTAGTTGTCCCATAGGGGTTGGTAAAATTTTCAGTTTACCGTAACCGTTAGGACCGTCCATCCACATATTAACTATCATGTGACTTACACGATCCAGGTTAATTTTTAGATCATCTGGATGATCTACTTCTCCGAGAACTGAATAACCGTTTTGAATCTGATCGTTTAGGGTCTTGACAGCCTTGCCAATCTCATTCACAGGGTAAACACGCTGGTTAGCGTTACGAATACCGCCCTGGATGCAAATCCCGGACATGTATAAGTTTTTCCCATCTTTGTCATCAGACTCAACGATCATTTTTGCTTCGTTGAAACTGAGATTCTCTCGGAGGTATAGTGACATATATTAGTATGTACTCTTTATTATCTTACACGCTTGCTGATCAAACTCTTAGTATTGCTTTCGCCTTTACCGCTCGAGTCTGTTGCACCAACTTGCTTACCTGGCTTGTTGAAACCGCTCTGACGATCGATTCCACCACCTGGTACTTGTTTCTTAAATGCCGATTTACCTGCATCACTACCTGGACGATTGTGTACATTTAATCCTGCTGTTAAGTCTTGGTGTGTTGGCTTTAGTAAACCACCTTTTGTTCCGCCAGCTTTAGTGCCTGCGTCACCATGTACTTCAACATGATTCTGTGCAATATTCTTTGCAGAACCGCCCATGTCATTCTTCATGTTGTCGATTGTTGAACGTGTGTTAACGCCGTTGTCGCCATGCTTTGGTGGGCTAACTTTGTTAACATATTCCATCATTGGCATTTCCATGTCTTCGTCTTCCATGCCGCCCATACCTGCTTCGATATCGTGCATTGGCATACCGTCGCCATGAATACCTGGCTCGTTTTCTTCTTCGTGTTCTTCACCAGCTAATAGCTGTTCAAATTCTGCTTTTAGGTCTTCTAATGCGTCTTCTAGATCCATTACGCGATCTTCGATTGCACTATCGTCACCTTCTTCTGCATCGTGTTCAATTTCGTCTGCATCAGATTCTGCATCATCGATATCTTTTTCGATAGCGTCTTCTTCGCCATCACCGTCTTCGCTGTCATCATCTTCAGCGTCATCGCCTTCGGCATCATCTTCTTCTTCAGATCCTTCTTCTTCCTCAGCACCTTCTTCTTCCATGTCTTCTTCCATGGACTCTTCTTCCTCCATACCTTCATTTTTACCTGAGTATGGATTGCCGGTGTCTTGGCTAAAGTCTTCTGCTAATAATTCTTCGTAGATTTCACGTGATTTTCCTACTACGATATTGTGGAAAATTTCTTTAGCGGCTTGTTGATCATCGTTGATCAAGGCCTCTAGCATTGCTTCAAATTGAGCGCGATCAGTCATGTTGGTTCTCCTGTGAATATAGTTACAAGGCTGTTTATTATTTACACTAATGTTAAAAAACTAGTGCAATATAGGTGAAAATCAGTCAGTTTTGACAGATTTTGCAATTAGGCAGGTGCCGCACCAGCTTCTGGAGCAGGTGCCGCATACATATCGTGTATAAATTCTAGTTCGTTCTCTTGTTCTAGAATGTGAGCTTCACTACTTTTGCGTAGCTCGTTTAATTGTCTAAGAGTTAATCTTGTCTTACGTGTGTCGCTACGATGCATAACACCGTCATCGCGGTCTGCATTATAACGCAAGTCATTAGCAACATGACGTGTGTCAGGATCAATATAAAACAATTCTCTTAAGATCATATTCTATTTATGCGGCAGCGGGTGGAGGAGGTGCCCCAGGTTGTGTTCCAGCTTGTGGAGGAGCGCCTTCTGCACCTTCTCCAGTGTCCATACCTTCAGGAGCATCTAAATTACCTGCGGCGCCTAAGTCGCCTTCTATTCCGCTAGCACTTAAACCTGCACTACGCATTTCTCCAGCGGCATCTGTAGCTGTTGGCTCGCCTTTTCCGTTCTCTTCTGCCCAGTAGCGTTCGTTTTCTGCTACTTCTTCTGCTGTTAAACCTAAGAAACGTTTCATTGCAAAGCGTTTTGATACAAAAGGAACCTGTTGAATTGTATTAAATGTATTGATACGCTCTGCATCTATAGTAGCTTGACGGCTACTTGCAAAGTTCATTGGAGGATTAAACTGCAATTCAAACAAGTTACTGTCAATGTTCATACCTTTACTGTGCATGTACATCTTAAATTCTTCATCAAATATAGCAGTAATTAGACTTTGTAAACGTTCGCAGTACTTGTTAAAGCGTAATTCTTGAATATAAGCAGTACCAACACGTCCATCATTGAATGCTGTTTGGCTATCATCAGCGCCTGTAGGCAAATAACTGCTAGGAATACGCAATCCACGGAACAATTTGTTGGTAAAATACTTTAAGTCATCAATTTCACCAATGTTCTTACCGCCTTCAAGCATGGTAACATCTGATCCTTTACCATCTGCTGTCTTAGGAAAGAAGTAATCTTCGTTGATCGATAGTGGATTATATGCACTATCAATAACGTTTTGCCCGCCACCTGTTTGACTAGGTATGCGTCTTTGATGAATTTCGTTCTTAACACGCTCAACAAACGCCATAGCCAAGTGGCTTGGCATGTTTCCTACGTCAATATGAAACACTCTACGTTCTGGAGCACGTTGTATACGATAGATAAGGATAGCATCTTCCAGCAATTCCTTCTGTTTGTATACTTTAAAGATGTTTTCTAGCAAGCTATTGCCAAAAGGATAGTTGTTATCCAAGCCTTCTGACAAGGATAAGTGTACAATATGCTTGGCATCTATAGCATTTTCTTTGTATTGCAGGCCAAAACGACTGCCATTGCCTGCTACAGAACCACTGCTACTGCCTTTACTGCTTGCTCCAGCACCAAATCCTCCACCAACAGACTGCGGACCGCCGCCGTTATTGCGAGGATTCATGTTAGGAGTAATCTGTGTAGCAACTAAATGTTCAAAATTAGGTGCTAGATCTTTAACAACATACTGCTCTGGCTTTTTGCCTTCGCTTTCGTTAACAATAACCTTAACTACGTTGCTAGTATCAATCCAATTCCACTTTTGATTTTCAGGATCTCTGATAAAAAATGCATCGCCATATTTGAATACATTACGTACAATCTTAAAAATACGTGTGTCAAACTTTTGTAACTTGTTCCACTGTTGTAAATATTCGCTTAATACTTTAACTTCTACATTAGTAGCCTTGTGACGCCACTTGATTGCAAATGGACTACTGTTGTCTTTGAGTTTTTGTGTGCAAAATTCTGCTAAAATATCCAAAGCCGCATTAACTTCAGGATCGCTATCCATGACTTCATACTGTTGATAGCGTTCAACACGATTTGGACTACCGGTATATACATCTGGCAAGTAACTACTATAATTAGTACGTGCTGGCCCTGGACGATTACCGCTATTAATACCGTTAATAGGACTTAAAACTTCTCCATTAACGGGCACTGGTGTAAAATATTTTTTCCAACTCATCGATTTTCCTTAACCGTAGGTTCTATTGCCTGTGGCTTTTGCCGACATTTTAGCTGTTTTCTCGCTGTGCTGGCTAATTGATTCTGAATGAGCGGCAACTTGTCCCATAGTCTTATTTAACTGTTGTAAGCTCGCATGGATATCTTTTAGAGTCACTTCTCCTGTGGTACCAGTCAATGATGGTAATGCTGTCGGTGGTGATTCAGTAGCCTTAGCAGGAGTTACAGTAGTTTTAGTATCTTGTCTTGCTTTTTCAATAGATCCAATATCAGGTATTGATCCACTAAATTTTGAAAAATCTATTTTTGGAATTTCAGCTTTTGGAACTTCAAACTTTGGAATACTTGAAGCAGGAGGAGTTGTAGTACCTCCTATGCTAGATATTTTTGTTTTAATATCTCCAAATATACTAGAAAGTTTATCAGTAGATACTCCTCCACTTGATAAATCTTTTTTAATATTATCAATATTAGGTTTATTAGTAGGCAATCCATTACCTGATAAATCTTTTTTAATATTATCAATATTAGGTTTATTAGTAGGCAATCCATTACCTGATAAATCTTTTTTAATATTATCAAACAGACTGCTAATTTTATCGTTAGGAACTATATTGCCTGATGATTTAGATTTAAA